CTGCTCTTAGTGCTGAGTTAGTTTTAGATTCTGATACTTCATCTTTTTTACGTTTTGCGGCTCGTCTATCTCTATCTTTAAACTCATCATCTACTTTTGGTTCTGAGAAATCAAGTTCACCTTGTTCTGCATCAGGCTCGGTTACTGCAATTGGAACTTGAAATTTATCACTTACAGCAACATAATTATTTAATTTATCTTGTATTTGAGACTCAGCTGGAAGACTCGTTTCTGTGTTTATCCATTGATCTTCTGTTTGTGAATATTGATATTTGTTGCTACCAACATCTAATACTGCATTAGGTTTAATATTATAGTCAACGCCTTTTCCACTTGTCGGATCTGTAGTAGTTGAACCGGTATCGTCTGCTGTTCCAGTTGTTGCAGTAGATGATCCAGGATTCGTATTAACTATTGTTTTTTGTTTTTGTGGCTGATCAGTTTGTTGTTTTGCTGATTGTTGCTGTTGCTGTGGACCTATTAGGCCAGCGTCTTGCATTGTTTTTCTTTGTTGGGCAGAAAAGCCTGCTTGTGCCTTAGGAAGAATACCGTGAGATTTAGATGCTCCATATGAAGCATTTCCTAATTTCATAAGTAAGTTTTTATCTATATTAGGTCTTGATGTATTTTTTGATGCGTTGTATACAGCCTCAATTTCATCAATGATTGAATTAGATGTCATTGCAGTTTTGTTAAGAGGTACACCAGTCATCCATTGACCATACCAATCTCTTAAAAAAGTTTTTAAAGTTCGTGGTCCTAATTCTTCTTCAGTAATAATAGATTCTAAGATATAATTCATATTTACTAACTTAACCCACTCATTCATATCTCCAGTAAATCCTGGATATGCTCTCTGAATTTCTTGTGTGGTTAAACCTTTATCTTTCATCTGTTGAAGGGTAAATTGTTGCCATTGTTTCTTACGTTTAAGTGGACTTTTAACATTATTAAATCCATCAGTCTCTTTGCCGTAATCAGACTTATTAGGAATATACTCTCCATATTGCATATGACCAGACATCTTAGGATTAAACATTCGCCTTGCTTTTTCTTGGAAGCCAGGCATTAAATAATTTTTACCATCTTTGTTTTTTCTTACATCGTTGTTTTCACCACCATCTGAGCCTTCTGCTCCTGTAGGTTCCATAATTAGACCTGATGCAATGGCTGATTCAATAGATAATAATGCAGAACTCATAAAGTTATCAAGGAAAATTTGTTTTGCTAATTCGTCTACGTAAGTTCCTTTTGCTCCGCCTTTCATTCTAGGGCCTTTTCTTCCCAACTCAGTAAGACTTGTATTCTTTATTTCAACTGCTGTTACATCATCAAACTTCATGTTTGCTTACCCTTGATATTTTTTGATTGTCTTTGAGAAACGACTTTTATCTCGTCCTCTAATAGCACTTAGCAATTTTTTTTCTAATTGAACGGCCTGAGTACCATCATAATTGCGTTCTATAAATTCAATTAGATTAACAGCACTAGTAATGATATTATTGCCGCGTGATTCGACAATATGAGGAATATCTCGGTTAGTACCAAAATTTTCTAGTTCTTCTAGCAGGCTTTTTGTTTTCTTTTGCATAAGTGTAATTTCCTTAGTACTATTTAGTCTTGACCAATCAAAACGGATATTATTTGTCTTTCAATGTATTCAGTAATGACTTGAGTTTAGTACTTTGTACATCACCATTTACTTTCTTTTGCTGGGTATCAACTTGTTCATGTACTGCTTGATCAGTTGCTCCTACTTGTGATGTTGTTTTAAACTTATCCATGATTGATTGTGCAGACGGTTGTGCTGTATTCTGAGTTGGAGCACTAGTACCAGGGTCTGTAATACGCAATGTGTCAACATCGAATGCTAATTCAACTTTCTGTCCTACACCAGCACTTGATCTTGTCTTCATTAACTGAATCTGATACTGTCCACGTTCTCTCATACTGCGTGATGTAAAGATACCGAACACATTGTCTGCTGTGTTAATCTTACTGATACCACCTGAGATATGACTGTGATCAAATTCGATTTCTTCTACTGCACTTCTGTTTAACTGTGATGCAGTTACAAAAATTATATCTAATTCTTTTGCCAAGTTACGTAATTCTTCTGATACATATTTGTCTTTAACAAACAAGTCACTAGGACTTACTTTAGCACTTACAGGCATTAACAAATCCAAATAGTCAACACACATAAAGTCTAGTTTCTTTCCTGTTTGTATTTGTAGTTCTCTAGTAAATGCTCTAAGATCATTAACTGTAGACTGTGCCGGCATATACTTAATTTGAAAGTGTCCAGATGCTTTTTGTTTCATCTTTACTTTCATTTCAACATTGTCCAAGTCTCTGAACACTTCTTTTGTTTTAGTATCAGTCAACATTGAATCGACACGCATTGCTGATAGTTCTTCACTTAACTCTAGTGTGACGTACACACCTGATAAGCCTTGCTCTACCCAATTAACAGATAGATTTTGCATGAACAATGACTTACCTGAACCTGAACCCCCTGCAAAGATTTGTAGTTCACCTTTGTTGAATCCACCATAGAGTTTTTGATCTAAACAAGGCCAACCAGTAGATGCTTGACCGTTACTTGATTTCAAATGCATAAGACGAGCCCTAGGATCTTCAAAGTAATCGATACCTAAGTCTCTTTGTAATGATATCTGAACTGCATCTTTGATTAACTTTTCGACAGGGTCATAATCACCTTTCTCTAAAAGGTCTGCTGACTCCATGATTGCTCTTTCTAATTCTTGTCTACGAGTAAATGATTCAAACTCATTCATAAACCATTCATAATGACCTTCATCTAAATCAGCAACAGGCTCAATAGTTTCACCTGTTGTTGCTTTGATTTGTGTTGAGTCAGGCAATACTTTATAATTAGTAGAGTGTTCTCTCATAAACTCTGCAACAGGTCGTAGTCTTCTATCAAAGTTTTCAGAGTTAAAGATGTTAGTAACCCTAACAAACAACTCTGCGTTTGTTACCATCATTCGCAAGAACAATTCTTGTACGTCTGCGTTAAATTCTTTTAGCAATTTTATTCCTCATAACTTCCACCTTGATTTTACTGTTTGTAGCGGAGTCTAATATACTTAGTAGTGTATTCAAACGTCCGTATTTAATTACTGCATCATTTGCATCTTTAATATCTTCTGACCAGTTGGGTAATGATACATCATAACCTAGTTCTAATGCTCTTTCGCATATACCTAATCCTGTCTTGTCCTGATCAGGAATGACAATAACACGTTTGCCCAATTTGTTAATTACAGCAACTTGATTATCATTAATCGTATCATGTGTCAATGCTAATCCATTCATTGATATTGCATCAAAGATACCTTCAAACACTAAAACAACTTCCCAATCTTCTTTCTGTAAGTCTGTACCAAACACATAACCTTGTTGTTGATCATTAATAAACTTAGGATTTCTATCATCCATAAATCTAATTGTACTACCAACTACTTTGTTCTCATATGTGTAAGGTATAACAATGCCCTGTGCATTTCTGCCTTCTGCTTTAGGATTGACCATGAAAGGGTAGTCATTGTGTTGTAAGCCTCTTTTGTTTAAGTAATCGATATACACTTGATGATCTTTGTTCGCAGTATAAATCAGTTCGCCTTCTGGCATCTGTTGTTCTTTGAATTTAGGTAATTTAATTTGTTTCTTTTTATGCAAGATAGAATCTAATAAGTCTTTGTGTTGAATAGAATGCAAAGACCACTTGTTAATATCTGTATCTGGCATGTTGCACCATGTTAAGAATGAACGAGTCTTTCTACTGATTGCTCTGCCTAGTTTAAAGCCGCATTTGAAGTTGCAATTAAAACAATGAAACTGCCAATCGTCTCCGTCTGCTTTGATTCCACCACGCATACGTTTGTCAGGGTTATGGCCATTATGAGAACAACAAGGAGCATTGAACGATGTCCAACCGCTTTGCGTGTTTTTCTTTTTGCCGGGTACAACCGTAAGTATATCAAACATAACTGATATTATACACGAAAAAGAGTGTTAAAACAAGTGCGATGGGTAAGTTATCTTGCCAAAATAGTGACTATGTTACCCACATTTGCTTCAAATTTAAGTTTAATGAATGGATGATATCCATTGACAGTGTATCCAATTGTTCCAGATTGACTGTTGCCATTTGCCGCATTACCATATCGAAATGAATTGATATCATAGAAATCTGAGTCAACTAATGTAGAACCTTGTATAGTTACATTGCCAACATAGTTTGCATAATCTAATGATGTAGTTAACACAGGATTATCTTGCGTATTGATGATGCTTGAAAAATATGTAACTGCATCTGAATTTGCGTTAGCAGTATTAGAAGGAAACGGCTGATCACTAGGTATAGTAACTTGCTGTGAAGGCACAAAAGAAGGTAGAATAGAATCTAATATGTTCAAGTCTCCCCTCGCTCCTGCTTTAGAATCTACAAAGACTGGTAAATTAAGATTACCACTTGGCCATTCTAATGAGTAATAGCATTTTTGTGATTCAATGTCTTCAATTTCAGCGGCTGTTGTATTAAGAACAAAGATACCATTGACATCTAGTACTGGAGTCAAGGCCTTTCGCAAAAGGATTTTGGTACCATCTGAATTAATAGCCCTAAAGGATATCTGTTGATTTGCTGTAGCAACAGATGATAAGTCTACAGGCTTCTGTTCCTGATTCAGAAACTGAAACTGCAATTGATTGTCCACGCCTTTATTTAACGTTAACGGTTTTGAATAAACTGGCATATATTTCCTCGGGCTTGTTCCGGACAAAACAACAACTGTTTGTCTGACTGTATATGTATATACTGATGTAGTGTACGACACAAATTCTAATCTCCTATAATATATATTTATCATTGAGTATCATAACCAAGAAATATAACCATTTTTCTGAGGCATATAAATACTTTACATATATGACAGACAACAAAAAACCAATAGACTTTTTCACAAAACTGACTGACTCACATCCGTTTATTTCAGTATTACAATATGCTGGCCAAGACTTTGTAGGTATTGTTCAAAACCGTGATGATTTAGTCACTACTATCTATGATTATGGTGCTATAGTTGATACTGAAAAACGTCTAAAGTTCTTAGAGTTAGGTGATGTCTGGTGGTGGGAATCTAATCGTCAGATACCTATTCATTTGTTTTTAAAAGCAGAGTGGTCTTTGTTTAAACCTTTCTTAAGAACATTCAATAATAAATCTGTAACAATGTTGCATGGGCCCATTGTCAGTATGACTGACTTTCAAAAGAAAAGAGTCAAAAGAAAATCTATTACGCTGGTAAAGAGGACTTACTAAGTCTTTTAGCCATCTTAGCAATTTGACGTTTCTTTTTTGCTCTACGTTTCTTAGCCAATTCTAAACTTAATTCACTAGTTACACGTTCTTCAAACGTGACACCCAATAGATGATCATATTCATGTAAGAACACCCGTGCTTGAATGCCTTCCATATGTTTTTCTTTGACAACTTCCCCGTCAATCTGATGATATGATACTACACACTCAGTATGTCTTCGTACATGCAACCAAAGATCGGGGAAACTTAAGCACCCTTCTAAAAATAAATCTTGTTCTCCTCTGAGTTCATCGATTTTAGGATTGATAAAAGCCATTAACTTTTCATCAGTTCCCATAATGAATATATTTTTCATTACACCTAGTTGAGGTGCCGCTAAGCCGATGCCAGGATGATTAGGGTTAAACATAACCTTTGTCATTGCCTTGATTAGTTCAGTAGGATCACCGTCTAACTTAAAGTTCCAATCTTCGCATGGTTGTTTTAATTTAGGATCAGATTCTTTAAGTAGTGTTAAGTTAAGTTCTTCCATTATTCTCCTGGGATACCTTCTTGTATAAATTTTCCAATAGTTGCAATATCATTGTCGGACAGCATTGCCGCTTGTCCCCACATCATAGCACTCTGTGAGCCTATTTTTTCTCTATTTTTGTAAGCAGTTAATCTGCCACTTATGTAGTCTGAACTTTGTCCAGCAAGTTTAGGTCCTACACCACCACCGCCTTCGGCTCCATGACATGCGGCACAACCTGCCCATAGTCCTCTGATGTTTTCAAACACATCGACTATACCTAATTCTGCTTTGGCTATTGCTATTTCTTTTTTCTCTTGTATTTGTTCTGCAACTGTACCATTGTCTGCAACATACTGCTCGTAACATTCGCCTGTGCAACTGCTGTTACTTGCATAGCCTTTGTACTCTACGTTTGGATATATAACCCCTACAAAAAAGACTGTGAATACTGCAATACCAACTAATACTAATCCTAGTTCTCTCATTATCTATTGTGCCTGCCGTATTCATCATAAAGTGCTTGACCGGTTAGATGTTCGCCGATCGATTCTATTTTACCTGTTTTAATATACTCTCTTTCAATAACGCCGTCGTTATATTCTGTATCACAGACCATTAAATCATCACCTGTTCTGTCTGGGTTTGTTTCATACCAAAGTGATGTTAAAGAATGAGCATGTATTCCTTTAATGCCTTTAGCCCATCTCTCGGCTTCTAGTATTACCCTTTGTCGTTCTACGACATCGTTATATTGTCCCATCCTTCTCCTCAATTAAGTTCATATGCACTACAACTAGTTGTGCATAAGCCACAGCATGTGACTTTTTAAATGTGTATCCTGTGTTGTTATCAATCCACACAGTATTACTTATGTCCTTATACGTGTGACCAATAAGATTTCTTTTTGCTGGCCGAATAACTGCTAGAAACATTGCAAGTCTTGGAATACTATCAATCGGTTCAGGCATTTTTTGCATTACACCAAACTGTTTGTTTAGATGTATCAACTGTTCTACAAATTCTTTTTCTTTTAATCGTTCCCAATTAGGCTCAGCCATTAGACTTATTAAATGCAACTCATCTTGGACTGCTTGATAAATGTTTACGTTTAGTAAGTCTAATTTAAAGTAGCCTCGTTGATCTGCTTCTTTGTAATCTAAAGAACACATATCAGATACAGGATCATAAGGAACATCTGTTATGTACACACCAGTAGGATGTTTCTTCATTGGATCAACTTCACGCATAGCGGCAGGAACATGTTTAATTAACTTTAGTAACTTAGTTCTATCGCCGAAGTCGATATCAATGTCAGACTGAATACTCATTTAAGCCCTGCTTGTTTAAGTTTCTGATATGCACGTTGTACAACAATTGCTTGATGCTCTGCATCTTCTACAGCCTTGTGAGTAGTAACAAAGTTACCATCTTTTAATGAGACATTACAAAGATCAAAGATTGTTCTTGTGTCTCTTATAGTATAGAAGGGCCAGGGTATTGCACTGTCTAATTGCCTAAAAGCATTCTCTGCAACAACAATATCGAAACCAGCACCATTACTCCAAACTGCTCTGCGGTTCCAACAGAATTTGTACAGTTGATCCATAGCATCTTTAAACGGAATGCGGTCATTGTCTCCCATAGCCTCTTGTATTGCATCTTCACTTTGATCTCCCCACCACCGTAGTGTATCTGGATTAATATGTCTATCGAATTCTTCTGTTTGAGAATCTATCTCAGGACGTAGTTCTAATTTTTCTGCAACTCCGGTGCCCATAGGATCAAATCGTACTGCACCAATTGTTAGTATTACACAGTCTGGATTCGTACTTAACGTCTCCATGTCTATCATTACATCATTTGCCATTTTATGCTTCCTTACTTGGATCCCATAGTGTCAAGTTCTTTGTCTTAAGTCTATTGACTACTAACTTATACCTTGACTGTTCTGCTTTCCATTCTTTCAACCATGTATGTCCATCACGTTCTGCATCTATAAAGATTGCGTTAGTGAATGCCAATGGTAACAATATAGCAACGTGAATAACAATACTAACAACTGTATTATACCCGAGCAAGCCTAAGTAAAATGTTGCAATAAAGCCAAACCATACACTCCATACAGTAAACAGAACTAACATGAAGTAAGTCTGTAAACTTGGGTCTGGTATATACTTTAATGGATTATACTTAACATCCATTACTCTTCTCCAGGCACTTACAAGACTGAACACAGTTCTTCTAAATAGACTGGGCTTTTTCATTATTGGTTCAATTTTACTCATTTTTTCTCCTAATCAATATGATTTCTGATATATTCTTTTATTACATGCATACCGTATGATACCCATGTTACAACTATTAAACTCCAAAATAAAATCTCAAACATTAATATTATTGCTACTCCACACGTTATCTGTGTTCTTAATACTGTCTATTATATCATCCTTTAGATAATTAATCAATAGTATTGATCTCTTTTTGGGTAAATGCATTGGCATAGTTGAATGCATCAACCGAGTATTGTAAAACAATATTGACCCTTTAGGCATGTCATGTTGTTCTGCATTTTCTAAGAAGTATTCGTCATGTACTCCTTCATAGCAATCTTGTATGTTCCAATCTTGTTGATGACTGAAAGGGATAACTCCAGTTGCTCCTGTATCTTTGTCTAAGTCATCAAGTGGTATGATAACTTGTATGCCGCAGATGTCATTGTTTTCTCTTTTGTTGTATTTCTCAAATCGATGCGGTGTATCTATATGAGGGCCTACCCATCTGCTTGGTCCATTTATTGTTACAATATCACTTGCATAGAATGTTGCATCAGTTAAATGCTTTTTGATTTCAGGATAGATAAGTTCATGTATCTCTTTTACTTCGTCCCACTCGTCAGTTAGTTGACTCCACCATACAGCAATGCCAAACAGTTTCTTACACTCCTCTGCTTCTGCGTATTGCTTCTTATGTGTGGATGCTCTGACAGGGTAGAGTTCATCTTTTCTATCGTTTATACGTTCAATGAGGCTGTCTGAAACGATGTCATTTATGATATCAAAGCCACGTTCATCATGTGATAGTTTAGATTTGTTACTAAAGATACGATCCCAATTATCTGCATAGGCTTGTCGATCATTTTTCTTACGTGGTGTTGATCCTTTACCTCCATGCCACTGGGTCATACGATCTTCTTTGTTGATTCATTAACTACATCATCTATATAGTTAATAGGTATTTCTTTTTCACCTAACATAGTAAATGCAACGAATAGTCCTACTAGTACCATTGCAATTATACCAAATATTGCTTTTCCTAACATATGTTCTTCTTCAGTCATCTCCACCTCGTCTCTAGCCATGTGCGTTCTTTATCTGTTGCTAAGTATATTCTTCTGTTTGTTTTTCTGGCATTTTTATTTGCATCATAATTTTCATTAGACCAACACCAGTATTCATTTAGATTTCCACCGTTATCATTATGTTGAGCAAGACTTGCCTCATGTATAAAATCATAGTCTTTCATATCACAACTAGGTCCATATGTATCCCAACACCAATCTCTTAATTTATTAAAGTCTATGATCTTTGTTAGATGAGGATAAGAAAGACCTATAGGAGAGAATCTTTTATACTCAGGCAGATGTGTTGCAGTTACCATCCATTTAAAGATATCATGGCCTTTAAATCTACCATCTAGTTGTGTAAATCGTAAGAATCCTTTCATTAGTATCCTGCTTGTTGCATGAGTTCTTTTACTTCTCCGACTACATCTAAATCACGTTTAAATTTAATCGCCCATTTCTCAGGATCGATATATTCTAATACCATCTTCTGTTGAATTTCATCTAACTTACCTAGAAACCCTGCACCAGACTCACTGTGATATAATGCCCAAGGAGAAATTTTTCCTGTTGTGACTTCATAACAGATTCTATTTGGGGGACCGAATCTAAATGCGTCTTTACTTTCTAAGTCTTCGTCTTTAGAAATTTGAATAAGAGTTTCCATACTACGTGCAATTGCATCTAATGGATCTTCTTGTCTTAGATATTCAATCAGAAAGTTTGTGTAGTTTTTATCACTTCTCCATGAATCAATTCTAATTTGATTCTTTAGCAACCAGTCTGCATATCGACTAATGTTAACACATCTAGTATTAACACAGTAATGACCAAACTTAACAAAGGCTAGATAGTAAGAACTTTTAGTAAAGTCCAAATACGTTTTTGTTTTTTTGCTAGAAGTATTCTTTGCATAGAAATTTAACCATGCATTAAATCCAATACGGTTGCCTTTGAGATTCTTATCTCCCCATCTGCGTTTATACTCACAGATGTGTTTGTCAATCGTACTTTCTTTTGCAAAAGAACGACCACAAAAATCACAACCAAATTTAGATTTAGTTGCCGAGTTCTTTTTCGTATTCTTCGATTTCATTATCTGTAACGAGTTCACTTAGTAATTCTACCTCATCAAATTTGAGTTCTGGAAACTTATCTGCTAGATACATTTTGCGTTTGTGTTGTTCACAAAATGCTGTTGCTATTTCAGTCAAGTCTCCTGCTGTTAGTTTAGGATATACTTTCTTATAGTAATCCTTAATGTCTTTGGGCTTTGCTGTATCTTTTAACTTACTAACCCCTGCTTTAATATGAGGTATCCATTGATGATACTGTTTACCAATGCCCGGGCTTGCCGCACATAACATCAACCATTGTAGTTTAGGATGATGTATGACGTTCTCATTAAACAAATGTGTGTTTGCATGATAGTCTACACTTTGCAAATAGTATTGTGATAACTCTCGTTTACCTTTTACAACACTAATCCAATGCACCATCATAAACGGAACAAACTTTCTTTGTTGTTCTGTTGTTAGTCGATCATAGTAACCGTAATCTTTTTTATCTATTGCCGCTATTGCCTCAAACAGATTAAAGTCTTGTTTCTCAAACTTTTCATCTACTGGTGTTTTAGTTCTAGCCAAAGTAACCTCTTGCAAACCATCCTATTGCAATTGCGATAGGACCTATTATAAACAAATCAACTATCCAATGCAATGCGATAGATAGTGTTACAATTTCTTTCCAATGTAACTGACAAATATTCTTCCAATGTTTAAAAGACTTGACCATAATCCACTATCTCACAATTACGACTTATCTCCTTAACAAAATAAACACATCTTGGCTTAGGACCGTCATCTAGTGGTACACATAAGAACTGACCATTACGTAGTCTCGGTGCATACCATGTAACATCTGAATAGATGTCTACAATTTCGATCGGCAAAAAGTTAGGAGCAAACGATGATAAAGGATTGAATGAGTATACAGAAAATCCCCTATCGTTAAGACTTGATAACGGAAGTGTTTCTAAGTCTCCACCTTCTTCATCACCAATCAACACTTGCCAATCAACTGGCATCTTAATCTGCTTGTCACCAATCTGCAACACAACTGCTGGAGCATTGAATGACTCTAAAAAGATTAAGGGTATGTAATAGTAATCTACGAATGTAGGTGTAGAGTTATCTAAGATAGCAAATCGAAGGTCATCGATTTCTTCTGGTAATGTTTCTAAATTGTAGTACTTGTCTTCTAAAGTTAATATTCTCATGTTGTTATTATACTGCTCCTTGCAGGTTTATTCAAGTTAATCGGGGAAATCATTTGTATTTTAATTTTTCTACAACGAACGGGTAGTTTGCGTCTCGGTAAAATGCTTTACGTGCTGTTAGATGTCGTTTAGCAAATCTGCATGAACTTGTTATGTCCCAGATTTGAACAAAGTCTTTATCTTCTGCTTTACGAATGCCACGCCCGATAGACTGTATGACACGAACAAAACTCTTACCTGGTTCAAGGAGTACAAGATTAAAAATCCTAGGAATGTTGATACCAGTACTAGCCACGCCATAAGTAGCAACAATGATTTTATTATCACTAACGGCAACATCATCATATTCTTCTTTTCTGTCAACAACTTTCATTCCTCCTGATACAAATACTGCATCATCTAAACGTTCTACAAGAGCATGTCCTGCATTGATACGATCAACAAGAACTAAAGTGTTCCCTGATAAAGATATAGTATCTATGAGACTAGCCATCTTGTCTAAACGACTAGAATCCGAAAGCAAGAATTTTAGTTCTGCTTGGTAATCACCAAATTCTGCATCGTCTTGTAACTGTACAATGTTTACGTGACACTTAGCAAGTACCCCTTGGTCCTGCAATTCTTTTGCAGATAATTTATTAATAACAGGTCCCAAACTTACTTGTAAAGCAATGTTTTCATATCTTGCTTTGGGAACTGTTCCTGTGAGTCCCCAACGAATGGGAACGTGTGCCATGACTCCTGTTAAGAGTTGCTTTAATGCATCTGCTTTAGCCATGTGTACTTCATCTACTATCACACATACTACACCTTCTATAAATTCATCTATAGTGCATAGTGCTTCGCCTCTTTTAGTATTCTTTAATAGAATGTTTAAAGATTGCCAAGTACAAATGGTGTGTTGTTTGAAGTATTCTTTGCGATCACCGAAGTATACACCAACATCTAATCCCATGTTAATGTAGTCTTCTTCTGTTTGTGATACTAAACTTTTGTTTGGTACAATGACAATGCTACGACCGTAGTCTTCGACACTCTTACTGAGTGCGGCTGTCATAATAGTCTTTCCTGCGCCTGTAGCGACTTCTTGTATTGATTGAGGGTTCTTTAAGAACTCATTAATGACTTCTACTTGATAGTCTCGTAGTTCAATAGACTGCCCCTCACAGACATGTCCTTTAGGCCAGAGAACCTCTTTAAACGTGTCTTGTTGAATCTCTGTAAAATCGAATTGAGTCTGATATTCTCTCATATCTTCTAACTCAATGGTGTAGTTTAATTCTTCTAGTATCGGAATGATATCTTCTAGTAGATTAATAAATGTGGAACCAGCAAGGCTACAATAACTAACCTTGCCGTTCCATCTTCCCAACTTAACACTGGGCATATACCTTGCACCAGGAACCTCAAACTCAAACTTTTGCATTAGTGCCCTACGAGCATCTAACTCAAGTCCATCAATCTTTAGATTGACTTCATCTTTAATTTTTAATGTTGCGATTCCGGGCATCTAATTAAGGCCTATATTGTAGTGTTAAGAAGTATTCTAATCCGCCTGCGGCGTAGTTAGGTACGAGTTCAAACTCTTTGTCTAGTATATCTCTTATAGTAAAAGATAGCAAGTAGTTCGGATATGCTTTCTCAATCTTGTAGTCTAACGAACTAACATCATCAAGCATTTCTGTACCGTCATATGCACCTGGCTCTCTATCGAATAGTCCTGTATATCTAAATGAGATATCATAACCACCTAAGTCAGTTACAGATGATACAACTACTTTGTATTTCGCAACACGGGGTTGATCACTATCTGTGTAGCCTAACATTAAGCCGACGTTTGTAGAGTTTAATCTTTCGATGTCATAACTGCTTCCATATCTTACACCTTGTGTATCATATGATCCAGTATTGACAAAGGAAGAGTCACTATAACTATAGTCGATTCCTTCAGAGAATTTGTATTTAAAGACGGTTATATTTTTATAACCAATCTCATAACCAATTGCTTCTTCAGGCTCTAGTGTTGGATTAGGTTGAGTCCAAGAGTCACCGTTTAACTCATATAGAGTTGGGTTACGATATGATGTACCTAAACTTGCGTACCAATCATTAAACTCAGTTCCTAAACGATACACAAATGCATCTTCACTTAGACGAAAGCCGACATCAAATGAGTCGAAAGACGTTAGTGAATATAGTGATACTTGATTCTGATCAAAGTCTGAATACTTCTCATACTCAACAGTTGCTCCTAGTAGTGTAGACCCAACTTGGTGTCTAGTATCTACATAGGCTCTTTCTGCGTCACTTTTAAAAGTTTGCACACCTTGTGTTTCATACTCAGCATCATTAAATGTATAACCAAATGTATAGTTATCATTCCTTACTGAGACGGTTCCTTTGTTTCCAGACTGCACACAATCATTTGTTTGTGAAAAAGATGCTGTATAACAATTATCGTAATCGTACTCATATGATGTACCCGATACATTTACTTTCCAGTCACCGTATTCTTTCTGACCTTTAAGTGTTAGATTGTTATAACTATCCTTTTCATCGTTGTCAGTTCTGACACTATCATTGTCTGCATCAAAGTAACTAAGGTTAACACCGTTACCTGTATGACTTACAAACGTACTACTACCTACTCTGATAGTCGATCCGTCTTTAAGATCATCAGTAATAAAGATTGCACCGCCTAAACTACCCGAGCCATATAAGACTGAGTTAGGACCGTTTACTATCTTTACTTTTTCATTACCAGTAGCAAAGTCATGACCAAAGTCATACCATCCGCTTCCAGCATCGTTTGCTGGCACACCATTTCTATATATAGTCGTGTGTACTGTTTGCGTACCTCTGTCAGTGTAACCCATAAAAGAACCATATCCGCCTGACACTGTTACTGCTGGCATGATTGTTTCTAATAGATTGACATCTGAAGATGGATCTGATTCAGACTCATAGACATTTGCCCCAGTTACTATTACTTCCTCAATCTCTTGCGACTGAAGATTATTTGCTATTAACATTAAAAACATTACCGATACTAATAAGTATAGTGGCATGAAGTTAATGTGTACGTTTTTATCTAAATTATTCATTATGATATTTCTACTGTTCTCCTGTTGGTTATAATTATAATTTTGCCATTGCGATTATCGCCATGACATTGTTCGGGTTCTACAATCGAATTAAATTGAATCAGAATTGGGAGACTATTAATCTCTTTAGTGTTATCTTCATCAAATAAATCCTTTTGCATTTGCATTCTAAAATTATTCTTAGAAAGTGCATCTCTGCATTCTTTAAAAATATCATGACCTTTTGACCTGTCATACTTAGATGCTCCGATCTGTGTATGTGGGCTGCCACGTCCTAGCAGTATGTTCTCCACATTTAGTTTGTTGAGCCAAATACACCATTCTTCGATTTCATCGATATCGCATTCTACAATATATGATGAAGCAAACAATAGTTCAGGGTCGCCCTGAGTAATTGACTCATCTACTTTTATACCTAATTGTGACATTCGGTATAAACAGTTTGGGGTGTTGTCTAAGTTACAATCTTCTAGTAACTCATCTAACACTGTGTTTGAATTGACTACAGTGTATGTAGCCGTGTCTTGTACGTAGATCAATGTAGGGTCTTTGTACTCTACTGTCCTTGCACTTAACTCTGTTATGATATCTTTTACTTCGTTGTGATAAACAGTAGTAAAGAATCGAGGTAAAATCTCATATGCTAATCTCAATGCATGTGTAGTTGGGTTTGCTTCATATCTTTTTCGTTCAGCATTCCAGATCCAAGTCTGATTACTATCTATAGTATCATTAACAGGAAAGTAACTTGACATTTCCTTTCTGAATGATGAAATGAAATCCTTTTTAAAAGGAACTCTAATAACTAATTTATTTATGGAGTCGTCCCAATCAACATTTGCATTTGTGTACTTAGGTAAACTTTCTACAATTACACATTTCCAAGGTAGTTTAACTAGATTATTAGATTCGTATCCATTAGTTCCAAATTGTTTTCTATACTTGTGTAACAGTTTGTCAAACAAATCTGCTTGTCCAGATGTAATTTGTTTCTTGTCATGGGTTAATGATTGCATGTTAGAAATAAATTTGTAATCATAATGAGATAAACTAATGGAAGGAGTCATCATAAAAAAGATGACTTGTTCCTTGTGTGTAAATTCAATATTCATAACAGTATTATACTTCCTTCTATCCTTTTATTCTAATCGTTTGGTAATAAAAAAGGGGCGACCTCAGCCGCCCCCAACTCCTGACACAGAGTTATCTAACTCTCATACATGTACTTTCTGCAAGTACTTTCCAATTGTTAACACCTGTTACTTTGAACAAGTCAGCAATCTTAAGAGCCATTCTCATTGAGATTTCTCTAAGTTTACTTGCGTTCTCTTCCATGAAGTCAAAGATTTGTTGACCTTCATTATTTTCAAACTTGTATTCTCTGAATAATCCACCTTCAACATCTCTATCAACTTGCTTGATTCTGAGCATTTTGTCTCTCTCGTTGTCGATAGTAAGATCCAAGAAGTGACACCTAGATTGTAAAGCCTCTAAGTGATCTTGTAATTTCTTAGACTTGATGTTCTCAAACTTCAAGTTAGTAATGAAGATTGCACTTCCTTTGAATTCAAAACTGTTTGGGATACCTTCTCTGTTAAGAAGACTAGAGTCAGAGTTCCAGCAAATTCTTCTGCTTTTGCCTGAGTCAAGTGCCGCCTTAAGAATGTTAAGAGCAAGATCGTCCTGAAATACAGAGTCACAGTCATCAAACACTAAGACGTTTTTAGCATCAGAGTACTTGTAAAGAACTGCGTAAAGTCCTAATGCAGTCATTGCACCTTTTACAACTTCGTATCTAGTTCTGCTATTAGTCAATGCATCGAACAAAGAAGCCTTCTCCATTTGTTGCTCAACCCCGTAAGATTTACCTACTCCAGGAGGACCTGAAACAATCATTGCTCTAACATCGCCTGCGATAGTAGCCTTAGCCATATCGTCAAGTATGTTGAATCTAGTTTTGATTCTGTCCATTGCTTGATCGTCAGTCTCGGTTACTTCAGGAGCAAGTTCTACATTTGAATCTGCCATAATCGGCTTCTCAGTTCCCCATGTGATGTCGTTAATGTTATTCACTTTGATTTTAACATTAGCAATTTGAACTTGGGGGAACTTACCGTCATTTTTGACAGTAATAAATCCACCTCGTTTGCCTGTTGCATAACCTTTAACCAATTCAAATGATTGATTAATGATCGGTTGATTTCTATACTCGCCGTACTTTACTGTGATATTCTGTGTCATATTTAACTCCGTTGTGTCAGTGTGTCGTTATAATGTAATTATACTACCTTTGGGTAGCAATGTCAAGCCTTTGGGTAAACTTTTTTGTAATTATTTTGTTTACTTTTCTCTTTAACATACATGTATTATAACGCATTTTGGGTACAGAGTCAAGCCTTTTACCCATTATTTGCCCATTATTTCGCCTAATCTACTTGAATATCTTCCATTCCAGCAGTTCTTAGACGGACAATATGACCCATCTGCCACTGTTTAGCATCTAACCCTTTCATTATGCCCAGATACTTATTTCTAAGCAAGGCTATTTCATTGATCAGATACTCAAAGTCTATGACTTCATCTTCACCATCAACATACTTCTCAGCATCACGTGAAGTCAATGCCCTAGCATATTTCTCTAAGTACTTCTGAAAGTGAGTTCTGCGAATCTTACGTAGTTTGATGTTAAGAAGGTTAAGCACCGCTTCAACTTCTTGTAGTTGATTGAAACGATGCTCAGTTATGCCCGGCAGTGCTGATATATGTTTCTCAACATAACCAGATACCATACAATCCTTTTTGCTAGATATGAGTTCATTTTCGTAGTGTGCAATGAAGTCAGGTATTACTGACAAGTCATGGCTAATCCGAGTGTACCAATTCAAGTATTACTCCTAGTCCCAGTCATCATCAGTATCGTCATCCTCTTCTTCTTCCCAAACTTCGTCTTCGTTTTCAGAAAAGTATGATAATGCTTCCTTAATTTTTTTGTCACTGCCAAAGGCTTTTTTAATTTCTTGTGCAGTCATACCTTCATCGATCAAGTGATTTACAAGAACATCCGATGCTTCATGTATATCACCGTCTTCGATTGATGGCTTTATGATTTCCCATATCTTTGCTAGATCATTTAGGTTCATGTGCTAAGCCTCCTCCGTCTCAAGTCCATCTTCCTCAGTATTTACTTTGTCTAATGCACTTTTAACTTCAGTGTATTCAGCCATTACCGTATCTAAACAACCTCTTGCTTCAATAGCCATTTCGACCTCTGCATTTGCTTCCCAAGGTTTTCTGAACTGAAGAATCTCAGTACCATCTTGTGCGATGTACTTTAAACGATTCCCTTGCTTAGTTAACACGCCTGATTTCTCAAACAAGTCTACTAGACCCGAATAAGGATTCATACCTGTCTCATAAGGAATCTTCACTTGCACACCCTCGAAAGGTTTTGCATAACGAGTCTTCATTACTTTACAGCCTGCACGAATGCCTCTTACTTCTGAAATCTTATTGCCTGCGGCATCTTCTTTCAGTTTCATTTTCTTCATTGCTACTACAATACTTGATGCATAGATAAAGCCTTGACCACCAGAGATTTTATCATCTGGGTCAAACATATCTTG